AATGTCTGAAAATATGGCTCGACCTGCATCAGCTTCTCAGGAAGTTTATCCTGAATATATTGCTTCCGCACCAAGAATGTACAAAGGAGTGGTTGAATCTTTAGTTAGGCGTATGATTACGTTTGCGGACTTGATTCAAATTACCCACCTAAAAATGCAACAAGTAATATCTAGGATCGTTCCAGATGGAGTGTTTATTGATGCGGATGGATTAAATGAAGTTGATTTAGGAACAGGGCAAGCGTATAATCCTGAAGATGCATTAAGGATGTTCTTCCAAACAGGTTCTGTTATTGGTAGATCATTTACACAAGATGGAGATTTCAATAATGCAAAAGTTCCTATTCAGCAGTTGAATAGTAATTCTGGTCAAGGAAAAATTCAGAGTTTAGTGGGTACATATAATCACTATATGGCAATGCTTCGCGATGTAACGGGCTTAAATGAAGCAAGAGACGGAGCAACACCTGATTCTTATTCTTTAGTTGGATTACAGAAGCTAGCAGCACTAAGCAGTAACACAGCCACTCGTCATATACTAGATGCGGGATTAGCCATGAGTGAAAGATTATGCACAGCTTTATCTAGTCGTATTGCAGATTTAATTGAGTATTCTGATTTTAGAGAAGAGTTTGTGAATCAGGTTGGAAAATTTAATGTTGGAATTCTTGAAGAAATATCTCAACTATATTTAAGCGACTTCGGTATATTTATTGAAATAGCTCCAGATGAAGAGCAAAGAGCTCAGCTTGAGCAAAATATTCAAATGGCACTATCTAAACAAGACATTAATTTAGAAGACGCTATTGATATTCGTGAGATAAAAAACATTAAGCTAGCTAATCAAATGCTTAAGGTTAGAAGAAAAGCCAAACAAGATAAGGAGCAACAAGCTCAACAGGCTAAGTCTCAACAGCAAGCTCAAATCAACATGCAGTCTCAGCAAATGGCTGCACAAACAGCAATGCAGAAACTTCAAATGGAGACTCAAGCTCAAATGGAGATTGAGCAGGCTAAAGCTAAATTCTCTGTAGAGAAGATGAAAGGAGAAGCTGCGATTAAGGCCGAGCTTATGCAATTAGAGTTTAATTTGCAAATGAGAATAAGAGAATCAGAAGCAAAAGCATTAAAAGATAGAGAAGTACAAAGAGAAACAGCAAAGTCGGATAGAATATCTCAAGCAAACTCAGAACAGTCGAAATTAATTGAACAGCGTAAAAACAATTTACCTCCTGTTAGTTTTGAGTCAAAGGAAGACAGTTTGGATGGATTCGACTTAGCAGAATTTGAGCCTAGATAGGCTTAAATTTTATAACAAATTATATATTAACTTTGCGTAAAATTAAATAAAATGGAATTAAAAATTAAAGAAGTAAGCCCTGTGGAGGAAAAATCTGTACAGGAAGTAGAGGAGAAACTACTTAAAAAACACGAAGAAGAAAACAAAAACCTCGAAAGGGTTGAAGGCACCGCTACAGAAGTGGCTGCAGAGCCAAAGGTTGAAGAGCCTGCTGTAGAACAAAGTACCGAGCAAAGCTCGGAAGTTGAAAGTCCAACTATAAAAGACGAAGACGTTCTTTCATATATTAAGAATAGATATAATAAAGATATATCTTCTGTAGATGATTTGTTTACTCAACAAGAGCAAAACGAACCACTACCTGAAGATGTGTCTAAATATTTGGATTTTAAAAAAAACACAGGAAGAGGATTTGAAGATTTTGTGAAAGCAAATCGTGACCTTTCAGGTTTATCTGATGATCAGCTCCTGCAAGAGTATTATTCTATGACTGAATCTGATTTAGATGCTGAAGATATTCAGTATTTAATGGAAGACAAGTTCGGGTATGACGAAGAACTTGATGATCCAAAAGATATCAAGAAAAAGAATATTGCTAAGAAAAGAGAAATTTCTAAAGCTAAAAAGCATCTAAATGAGCTTAAAGAAACATATAGTATCCCTCTTGAGTCAAGTGGGGATTCTGTTTCTAAGGAGACTTTAGACGAACTTCAAGCTTACAGAAATTACGTACAACAATCCCAAACCGCTCAAGAGGCGAACCAAAAGAAGAATGAATATTTTTTAAAGCAAACTGATAAAGTTTTTGATTCCGAATTCAAAGGTTTTGAGTTCAATGTAGGAGATAAAGTAATATCATATGCGTATGGGGATGCTCAAGAGATGAGGTCTAAGCAGCTTAGTCTAGATAGTTTTGTAAATAAATTTTTAGGCGAAGATGGATTAATAAGTGACGCTAAGGGGTGGCACTCTGCACTAAGTGCAGCGGTAAATCCTCAAAAGTTTGCTCAATATTTTTATGAGCAAGGTAAGGCAGATGCTATTGGAGATGTTTCGAAGAAGAGTAAAAACATCAACATGAATGTAAGGCAAACGCCTCAAGCAATTGGCGACACAGGATTTAAGGCTAGACCTTTGTCTCAGGATAGTGGTAAAGGATTAAGAATTAGAAGTAAAAAGAAATAAGTTTAAAAATTTAAAAAACATTAGTTATGGCAGTAAATGCAGTACCTGGGTTTGACTTACAACCAAGTTCAGAACAGGTTTTATTACAGACAAACTACATTACCAACTTTGACTTTTTGAATCAGTATCTTCCAGATACTTATGAAAAAGAATTCGAGCGTTATGGTAATCGTACAGTAGCATCATTTTTAAGAATGGTAGGCGCTGAAATGCCTTCCAACTCTGACCTCATTAAGTGGGCAGAGCAAGGAAGATTACACACTAAATACACAGACGTTGAGTCGGGAGCAGCAGCGGGATCCGCTACAGCCACCCTAACAATTAATGATGTACTTGTACCTGGTTCAGGTTCAATTGCTATTAGAGTAGGACAAACAATTATGCTATCTGATAGTACAATTGCTTCAACAAACAGCAACAAAGCACTTGTTACTGGTGTTGACACGGCCAACGGTACAATAGACGTAGCTTACTATGAAGCAGCAGGTCAGTCAATGGCTATAAATGTAAAATGTTCATTGTTTATCTACGGTTCTGAATTTCAAAAAGGAGCTGTCGGTATGCAAGGGCAATTAGAAGCTGATGATTTCATTTTCGAAAATTCACCAATCATCATCAAAGACCACTATGCAGTTAGTGGATCTGACATGGCTCAGATTGGGTGGATTGAAGTTACAACTGAAAACGGAGCTACAGGATTCTTGTGGTATCTAAAATCAGAGCATGAAACAAGACTAAGATTCGAAGACTATCTTGAAACAGCAATGGTCGAAGCAGTTCCTGCCGAACTCGGTTCAGGTGTTGCAGGTATCGCTCAAGGCGTAGCTTCAGGTGTTGGTAACAAAGGTTCTGAAGGATTGTTCTATGTAATTGAAGAAAGAGGAAATGTTTGGAGCGGTGGTAACCCAACAGCTCTTGGAGATTTCGATGCTATTATTCAGCGACTAGACAAGCAAGGTTCTATCGAAGAGAATGTTCTTTTCGTAAATCGTGAATTTGGATTTGACATTGACGATATGTTGGCAGCACAAAATAACAACGCTGCAGGTGGCACTTCTTACGGTTTATTTGACAATGACGAGGATATGGCTCTAAATTTAGGATTCTCAGGATTCCGTAGAGGATATGACTTCTATAAGACTGATTGGAAATATCTTAACGACCCAACTATGCGTGGTGATATCGTTGGTGGAGCTATTAATGGGGTATTAGTACCTGCAGGTTCTACAACTGTTTACGACCAAGTGTTAGGTAAAAACGCTAAGAGACCTTTCTTGCATGTTCGTTATAGAGCGAGTGAAACTGAAGATAGACGTTATAAGACGTGGATTACAGGTTCTGCAGGAGGAGCAGCTACATCGGATCTTGATGCGATGGAAGTTAACTTCTTGTCTGAAAGAGCTTTATGTACTCTAGGTGCTAACAACTTCTTCATCTTTACTAATTAAGAGGTAGATTATAAATATGTAGTAGTTACCCTCGTTGAAATGACGAGGGTAGTTATTACTTTTAATAAAATTTAAATTAAATAAAATGAAAAAAAGTAAAAAGACATTTGTAGACAAGGTCTACAGATTAACTAAAGAAAAGGCTCCATTGAGCTACACAATTGCTTCTCGACATACCAAGAGAAAATCACTATTATATTTTGACGAATCCACGGGAGTTAATAGAGCAATTCGTTATGCTAAAAATCAAAAAAGTATTTTTGAAGAAGAGCAAGACGGAAATGTAATATTAGAGCCGATTATCTTTGAAGATGGATTTTTAAGAGTTCCTAAGCAAAACCAAA